CGAAAGAGTTTTTCGCTGTGGACAAGAAGCGCGGCACCGGCAGGCGGTACAAGTGCCGAGCTTGCTCGGCCGAGGAGTTCAAGCGCTGGCAGCAGACGGGTGGGTATCAGACGCGGCTGGCGAAGGGGCGCGCCGAGCGCGGTCAACTCAAGCAGACCGATCCCAAGCGGCGGTGGGCCGAAATGGCCCTGAACAACGCTAGGCGGCGCGCCAAAGCGAAGGGACTGCCCTGCACGGTGACAGTTGACTGGCTGGTGTCGGCGAGCCCCGACGTGTGTCCTGCCTCTGGGCTGCCGCTCTCGTACACCAACGCCACGTCTCTAGCGGACAGCGCGGCGCTCGATCGCATCGATAACACGCGCGGCTACGAGCCGGGCAACTGTTGGGTGATCAGCATGAAAGCCAACCGCATCAAGAGCGACGCCACCTTGGCCGAGATCGAGGCAGTGGCGCTTGCGCTCAGGCTGATGATGGACAAAAGGCTTTTGGATGGTGTACAAGCCGAAAAATGTGAACCGTACGCTGCATAGGAGCGGGCATGGAAGACGATGACGATCTGCCCGAGACTGAGATGGTCGATCTGGGCGAGGCCGACGACGAGGACGTGATCGACACGCCCGACGGCGGTGCCATCGTCCGGCTGGATGACGACGACATGGAGCCGCGATCGGACGACTTCCTCGCCAACCTCGCCGAGGAGATGCCCGAGAGCGAGCTGCAGACGCTGGCGCAGACGTACCTCGACCTGATCGGCAAGGACAAGGAAGCGCGCAAGAAGCGCGACGAGCAGTACGAGGAGGGCCTGCGCCGCACCGGTCTGGGCGACGACGCGCCCGGCGGCGCGCAGTTCAACGGCGCGACCAAAGTCGTGCATCCGATGCTGACCGAGGCGTGCGTGGACTTCGCCGCCCGCGCCATCAAGGAATTGTTCCCGCCGCAGGGGCCGGTCAAGGATCTCATCCCCGGCGAGGTGACGGCCGACAAGGTCAAGAAGGCCAAGCGCAAGACGACGTTCATGAACTGGCAGCTTACCGTTCAGTCCAGCGAGTTCCGCGCCGAGCTGGAGCAGCTCCTGACGCAGGTGCCGCTGGGCGGCGCGCAGTACATGAAGGTCACGTGGAAGGAAGACCGCAACCGGCCTGAGTTCCTGTTCGTCGCGATCGACGACCTGTACCTGCCGTTCGCCGCGACCAACTTCTACACCGCGCAGCGCAAGACGCACGTGCAGTATCTTACGGCCGTGGACTACCAGCGCCGCGTCAAGAGCGGCATGTACCGCGACGTGGATCTCGGCCCGGTCAGCATGGAGCCCGAGTACAGCGTCGCCGAGAAGGCCAACAACAAGATCGAGGGCCGCGAGGAGACATCCTACAACGAGGACGGGCTCCGCACCGTCTACGAGGTGTACACCATCGCCGCCATCGAGGACGACGAGGCGCTGCCGTACATCATCAGCATCGACAAGCCGAGCGGCAAGGTGCTGTCGATCTATCGCAACTGGGACGAGCTGGACGAGGCGCAGGAAGAGCTGCAGTGGTTCGTCGAGTTCCCGTTCATCCCGTGGCGCGGCGCGTACCCGATCGGCCTGCCGCACATGGTCGGCGGTCTGGCGGCCGCCGCGACGGGCGCACTGCGCGCCCTGCTCGACAGCGCGCACATCAGCAACAGCCAGACGATGCTCAAGCTCAAGGGCGGCAGCAAGGGCGGGCAGAGCCTCGAGATCCAGCCGACGCAGGTGATGGAGATCGAGGGCGGCATGGCGGCGGACGACATCCGCAAGCTGATCATGCCACTGCCCTACAACCAGCCGTCGCCGGTGCTGTTCTCGCTGCTCGGCTTCCTTGTCGATGCGGGCAAGGGCGTCATCCGCACCAGCATGGAGGACATCGCCGACGGCAACGCCAACGCGCCGGTCGGCACGACGCTCGCCAAGATCGAGCAGGGCATGGTGGTGTTCAGCGCCATCCACGCCCGCCTGCACAACTCGATGGCGAAGCTGCTGGCCATCCTGCACCGCCTCAACGCCATGTACCTCGACGACGAGGACACGGACGCCGAGGTGGGCGAGGAGCTGGCCACGCGCGCCGACTTCGAAGGCCCGCTCGACGTGGTGCCGGTCAGCGACCCGAACATCTTTAGCGAGGCGCAGCGCTTCGCGCAGGTGCAGGCGGTGGCCCAGCGCGCGGCCGCGCTGCCGCAGTTGTACAACCTGCGGAAGGTCGAGGAGCGCATCCTCGACACGCTCAAGATCCCCAACGCCAAGGAGCTGTTGAACCCGGCGTTGGAGCCGAAGGAGCGCAACGCCGTCAACGAGAACGTGGCGGCGACCATGGGCCAGCCGATCGTGGTCTTCCCCGAGCAGGATCACATCGCCCACCTCAAGACGCATTTGGCGTACATGCTCTCGCCCGCGCTGGGCATGAACCCGCTGATCGCGCCGACGTACCTGCCGATGATCCTGAACCACATCAAGGATCACCTCGCGTCGTGGTACGCCTACAGCGTGTTCGAGCTGGGCACCGAGGCCACCGGCGAGGACATCGGCGACGTGCTGAAGGCGATCAAGGATCCCGACGACAAGCGCGCATTTGACGCCATGCTGGCCGAGGCCTCGCAGACGGTGGTGCAGCAGGCCGGCAACGTGTTCGCGTCCCTGCCGCCCGTCATCCAGCAGGCGCAGCAGGTCATGCAGTCGCTCGCGCCGCAGCCGCCCATGGATCCGAACACGCAGGCGGCGATGGAGCAGCTCAAGCTGCAGGCGCAGCAAATCCAGCAGCGCGCCCAGTCCGACGCGCAGCGCATGCAGCTCGATGCAGCCAAGACGCAGCAGCAGGCCCAGAGCGATCAGGCCAAGCTGCAGGTGGATCAGGCCAAGCTGCAGCAGCAGGCCCAGATCGATCAGGCCAAGCTGCAGATGGCTCAGGCCAAGCTGCAGCTCGACGCGCAGCAGGAGCAGGCACGCCTCGTCGGCGACATGCAGGTCGAGCAGCAAGAGAACCAGCGCAAGCAGGCCGAGATGCAGGTGCGTCAGGCGATGAACACGCAGGACAACCTGACGGCCATGGAGCTGGCCAAACTCGAAGTCGAGACGGGCGAGCGCTTCGGCGTCAGCACCGGCACCGGCATCAACCCGTAACGAGGAGGCAGACCAATGGCCAAGGACAAACTGAAGACGAATGAAGTCGCCCAGAAGGGCGAGGACGTGAAGCAGCACAAGCGCATGGCCATGGGCATGATGCCCAAGGTGCCGTCGTCGCCGAAGACGCCTGCATGAGAATTGAGGTTCTGCTGCAGCGTCTGGAGCAATCGCAGGCCGATCTGGCACGCGATGCGCTGGAGCAGCCTCAAGGCCGCGATCTTTTCGAGTACGGGAAGGTCGTCGGCATTTACGCCGGTCTCGAGCTTGCCAAGACCGTGTTGATCGACACGGTCGCGGAGAAAGAGCGAAAAGACTTTAATCTCTAAACACTTGAGCGGAGGAGCACCCGTGCAAGAATATGTTCTGAACAAGGTACAGTTTGCGTATGGCAGCCTCGACGAGGCCTTCCCGGCCGTCGATCCGGGCGTGAAGCCCTTTGGCAGCCGCGTGCTGTGCCAGATCCGTCTGGCCAAGAAGAAGACGGCCGGCGGCATCATCCTGACGGGCGACACCAAGGACACCGAGACGTGGAACACGCAGGTGGCCAAGGTCGTGGCCGTCGGGGATCTGGCCTTCAAGAACCGCAACACGCAAGAGCCGTGGCCAGAGGGCTCGTGGGCTACGCCGGGGGACTTCGTCCGCGTCCCCAAGTACGGCGGTGACAAGTGGACGGTCAAAATCGACGACGATCAGGAAGTGATCTTCGTCATTCTCAACGATCTGGATCTGATCGGCGCAGTCACGGGCGACCCGCTCGCGATGAAGGCGTTTGTCTGATCCATAAGGCTGAAAGGAGCCGATCATGGCTGATACAGTAGACGAAAAGGACGATGACATCGTCGTCATCGAGACGGACGGCACCGAGCAGGTCGAGCAGGCCGATGTGCATGACGACGAGGACGAAGACGACGACAGTCGCATGGGCACGTCCGAGGACGACTCCGAGGACGAGATCGTCGACAAGACGAAGAAGAACCGCGACAGCCGCACCAAGCGTCGCCAGTTGCAGAAGGTGGCCA